ATATAACTACCTTGAAGATAATTGGTACTATGGCTCAATGGCGCGTACCGCATGGCTGGATACTGGCCTACGTAATTTTCCCATTGCAGCTACCTACAGCTACAACATCGTAGAACATGAAAATGGCGTGGATGACGGAACCACAATCCCAGCGACTGCTATTTCATCTTCCATAACCTCTTCGCAGTACGACATTGGTGATGGGCACAATTTTGCGTTTGTGTACCGCATGATTCCTGACTTGACGTTCCGTGGGTCTACAACAGGCACGACCCCGCAGGTCACCATGTACCTACAGGGTTTAAACAACTCAGGTTCTGGTATTACTCAATCTGGCAATGCCGACGTAGTGAACACAGGGGCCATCACCTCTACTGTTAACGTAGATCAATTCACTGGTCAGGTCTATATCCGTGTTCGGGGTCGCCAGATGCAGATGAAGATCACTTCCAACACCCTTGGTACACAGTGGCAACTTGGATCACCGCGCATTGACATCAGGCCGGACGGCAGGCGCTAACATGGCACAAAAAAATGTAGTCGCCCCTCGCCTGCCTGCCGCAACGCAGGAATACGACCCCGCGCTTATAAACCAAATATCAAACGTACTAAGGTTGTACTTTAACCAGCTAGATAACGCAGGGCCAATGGTTGCTAGTACGCAGCGCAACGGTACAGATATCGTGGCAGGGTTAAGTTTTTTCCCTACGGGAACTTTGACAACACCAAGCCTCCCAACCCAAGCAGATTTAGCCAATTTGAGGGTGGGGGATATATACTACGACACATCGGCTAGTAACGTTTTGAAAGTAAAAACATGAGCCTGCATACACTTGCCAACCACATGTCCGCACAAGGTCGCGGCCCAGACACTACGCTTGTCCACATGTCTCCCCGTGAGGTTCATGGGCTACAAGCTTTGGCTATGGCAAATGGCGGTTCTCTTACCATTAACCCCCAGACCGGACTACCTGAAGCGGGTATTTTGGACAACCTGCTCCCAGCTATTGCGGGATTTGCTTTAAACGCATTTGCCCCCGGTATTGGCGGCGCAATTGGTGGGGCTTTAGGGCTTACAGGCGGCGCGGCATCTGCGGTTGGCACAGGCCTATTAGTTGGCGGCGTTACGGGACTGGCTTCCGGCAGTTTGGAAAAAGGTTTGATGGCAGGTCTGGGCGGTTATGGGGGTGCAAGCTTGGGCGGTTCTTTGTTCGGTGCTGGTGATGCTGCATTGGCTGGGCCTCCAGTTAGTGCGTCTGGTATTCCCGGCGCTCCCCCACCAGCAAGCCCAGTGGGGACTTTAGGCCGTTTGCAAGCTGGAGCTGGGGTGATGGGCGGTGCCCCTGCTGATGCGCTTAAAAACAATGCAATTAACCTTGGGTTTGCCTCCGCACCGGTATTTATGAATTCTTTTGGTGATGAAGAAGAAACGTCTGCGCCTAAACGACAAGCAGGAAACCTGCACATGTATAAGAAAGACCCCGTAACAGGGCAGTCGTATGCGTACAAAACTTACTCTGGAGACGATATAAAAAATGCGCCGCCAGTTCGTTTTGGTAATGCTGGTGGTGGCCTTATGCAGCACTATGACGAGGGTGGGCCAGTTAAATTTGGTAATGTTGGAGACCCTGTAGATGTAAAAGGTAACCCAATTCTTCCTGCTACAGAAAATACAGTTAGCGACTCCCAAAGAGCACAGGACTATTTGCTTGGCAAGCCCGGAGCCGTTAATCCATTTTTGTTTTATTCTAAAAAGCGAGCTTTAACGACAGCCCCAGCCCCAGTAGCAGCGTTAAGCACAGCAGGTATTTCTGCGCTTATGCCAGAATTTATCGCTTCAGGTAAAGGGGGTACGGGATTAAGCCAAGAACAACGGGAGGAAAGGGACGATCCTAAGGCTTGGAATAATTTAAGTGACGAAGAGCAATCTGATTGGTATGCCAATAACCCCGACTCTTTTGTTACAAAGATTCAAGGATTGGCTTTAAAGTACTGGCCTTTTAAAGACACTGAAGCTTGGAAAAAAGCGGATTCTATTTATGCAGGCTTCAATCCAAAAACAGGTCTTCCATTTGGGTTTAAGGATACGTCGGGGGAATCGGCAGAAAACATGCTGCCCACAAAAGAATCTTTAGCAGCTTTAGAAAATAATACTAACTTTGGTATACCACTAGGCCAACCACCCGGCGCTACATTTAATATAAATGACATGGATCGTGGTGAGCCACTAACCAAACCGATTGGTGGAGAGTCTTTGGCAACCACAAACCCTGTTACAACAGCCCCTATTACCATTACCAACTTGGCTCCCGAGGCGGAAAGTGAAGCATCGCAATTTTCAAGGGCGTTTCAAGAAAACCAAGATAGGCTTAATAAGTTTATTAGCATAGCTGATGAGCAACGAGCGGCAACCGAAACTCAACAAAAAGAAATACCAAAGGGGTTTTCAACTTTTGGATTTGGTGATACGTCGGAGAAAACAACAGAAAAATCAGACGTACCCGCGCAACCTGTTAAGGAAACACCCTCAAATATTAGCCCCCTTGCTGGCTTTTTTACACCTGCACAAACCGCAGCGTTTAATCAAAATATTGCTACCGCAATTGCACCAGCACCAGCACCAGCACCAGCACCAGCACCAGCACCAGCACCAGCACCAGCACCAGCACCAGCACCCGAAATCCCAGTTGCTAGGTTTGATGAATATGGGGATGTAGTTTACAGTGAACTGTTGGGCGCAGTTAATGCAAATGCCGGTAGGGGTTGGGGTTCGTACGGTACCGGTTCTGGCGTATCAGACGCATCAGGTCTTGGCGAAACATCGTACGGATCGGTAGCCGCCGGGTATACCGGAGGTAGTGAAGCTGCTAGCGGCGGTCTAATGAATTCTCGCTACGCTCACGGCGGCGGCATTACTGCACTGGCTCAAGGCGGCATGTACAACCTCGGCTCCTACTCTGATGGCGGCAGGCTGCTGCGCGGCCCCGGTGATGGCGTGTCCGATGACATCCCCGCCACTATTGGACGCAACCAACCTGCCCGACTTGCAGACGGTGAGTTTGTAGTCCCCGCCCGGATTGTTTCGGAGTTGGGCAACGGCTCCACGGAAGCTGGTGCGCGTAAGCTTTACGCCATGATGGATAGGGTACAGAAAGCCCGATCCAAGACCGTGGGCAAAAACAAAGTAGCGGCAAACAGCCGCGCAGATAAACATCTCCCCGTCTAAGGAGTAGATCATGGCTAATGAAACAGTAACAACGACAAATATTCAAGGGTATCCAACGGATACGATAAAAAACTATTCCGAAAGCGCGATGGGGCGTGCGGCGGAACTTGCCGGGCAAGATTACAAGAGTTATGCAGACTATGCGCTGGAGCATGGGTTAACAGGTGACCAAGTTCAGCAGTTTACTGGGCTGCAAAACAAAGCCTTCACGGGCGCTGAAAATATTGGACAAGACCCATACTCAGTAGCAGCAGCGCAAGGATTGCAGAGCTTGGCAGGTTCGTCTTTTGGTCAAGCGCAAGCTGACCAGTACATGTCGCCCTACATGCAAAGCGTAGTGGACATTCAAAAGCGCGAGGCGGCACGGCAATCAGGCATTCAAGGTACGCAGCAACAAGCTCAAGCAGCACAGGCGGGGGCGTTTGGCGGTGGCAGGGATGCCATCATGCGGGCCGAACGGGAGCGCAATCTTGGGCAGCAGATGGGTGACATCCAGTCTATGGGTAGCCAAGCAGCCTTTCAGCAAGCACAACAACAGTACAACGCTGACCGAAACCGTATGGGGCAGAGCTACGCAACGCTGGGTTCACAAGGCCAGAATCTGTATGGGCAGACAACAGGCAATTTAAACATGCAGAATTTGTTTGGCACGCAACAACAGCAGCAAGGCCAAAACATGTTGGACACTTCCCAACAAAACTATGCTGCGGAGCAGAACTACCCATACAAACAACTTGGATTTCTGTCTGACGTGGTTAACCGACAGCCAATTGGTAATCTTGGCAGTACCGTTACGCAACCCGCCCCCTCACTACTAAGTCAGTTGGCAGGCGCAGGCACTGCGCTATACGGAGCATCGCAGATGGGTAGTAAAAAAACATACGCAACGGGGGGAGCTACATACGCGCAACCCGGCGCGGGCCTAAACGACTTGGCAATGTATCAAATGAGCCGGGGGTAAAACATGGACATCGGTCAAATACAAGACGTAACGGACAGCCTAGCGCTGATGCCGGACGAAACATTGCAGAAATATGCAATGATGAACAAAGACGATCCTTACATCATGTCCTTGGCTATGAGCGAGAACAACCGCCGCCAGAAGCTACGCGCCGCGCAGCAGGGACAAGCTGGACAGATGCCCGCCCCCAAGGTAGTCGATCAGGCAATTCAGTCTATTAACCCACCCCCAGCACCACCGCCACAGGCAATGCCGCCACCACAAGGCATGCCACCCCCACAAGGCATGCCGCCCCAAGCACAGACGCAACTACCTGAAGATCAAGGCATCGCGCAGCTACCTGCGCCCAATATGCAGGGTATGGCTGACGGCGGGATTGCGGGCTATGCTGATAGGGGTTTAGTTGAGGAGTACAAATATGTACGTGATCCTTCTGGAAAACTTGTAAAAGTTCCGGCGGACAATACCGAAAAAAATCCCGGTATTTATGACTACATAAAAAGCAAACTTGTACCGCAAGCGCAACTTCAGCAAGACTTTGAAACGCAGCGCGTAGAGGAGTTAGCAAAGCGACAAGCCGCAGGACAGGTCTTGCCCAGTTCAAATTTTTCCCCCTCTGAACCGCCCGCAGCACCCGCAGCACCCACAGCACCCGCAGCACCCGCACCTACAGTAAAACCAGCAACACTTTTGCCTACAAACGCAGGTGCAGGGCGTGGCAACCCTCCGGCAAAACAACTGACCTCTGTAAGCGCCCCGTTAAGTGAGCGCGATGCAAAAGCGGATTTAGGCTTACAAAGTCTTCTTAGAACTGGCGCTGGCACAAGCACCAGCCAAGCTGGGGCTCCCGAAACAGACCCGACCAAAATAGCTGCGGAGTACGCAAAAGTTCGGGATGCATACACGCCTGTAAACCGCTTCAGTAAAGAAATTGGCGAGCTAACAGCCGCAGAACGCGAATCGCTTGAGCAAGAGAAAGCAGAAGCAATAGCAGACATTGCAAAACGTGGCCCTGCAATGGCGGGCTATGAAACACGCTTAAAAGGCCGGGAAGAACGTCTTGCCAAACAAGAAGCCGACTTGTCGGGCATGTCTATCGTAGAAGCAGGTCTGGCAATGATGGCAGGCACATCCCCCAACGCGCTGGCTAATATTGGCGCTGGGGCTCAAGTGGGAGTCAAATCCTACAAAGCCGGTTTGGAAAAACTTTCCGAAGCGCGGGACAAGTTAGACGATTCTTTCTCGCGTATTGAAGAACTGCGCCGCTCAGAAGGCACGGCTAATGATAAAGAACTGCGCCAGATGAGCAAAGGCATTAAACAAACTTACGTCAAAGCCAAAGAGTTGACCCTTAGCGCGCTTATGAAAGACGGAGAACTTGGACGCAAGGAAGCCGAGACTGCGTTTACCACGATGGCATCTAACCGTAAAGCTGTCTACGAGCAAGTACAGGCAAACAATCGTACGGCTATGCAAGAAGCTGGAGCCAGTGGGCGGGCGATATTCAACGCACAAATGCAAAGAGAAATTGCAAAGATGCCCAGCGCACAAGAAAAAAATATCAGAGCAGCAATGGATGATCCTGCGTATAAAGCAACGGCGTTGGAATTTGCTACTGCTGCACCAGCGGAACGTGGGGATCAGGCACGGCTTAAATACTGGGAGTCAATGGAAGGCCAAATGGCGTTGCGTATGCTAGAAACGTCAAAAGACCCAGATAAGCAAGCGCGTGCCAAAAATATTAAAGCCCTGCTTATGGCAAGTAGCCGCCCCGGCGCTATTAATGTAGATAACGCTCTGCCTTAATGGCATAATTTAAGTACCCCCAGCAGGTTCGGCCTTGTTGGGGGGACGTGATTTCTAGCCGCACAATTTGGATGCACCATGCCTTTAGCGCTACCTTTACCAGACGGTCGTTTTGTAACTATACGTGAAGGCGAAACGCCCGAGCAAACATGGGCGCGTGCGCAGAAGATGTATCCAGATGCGTTTGCCACCAAACAAGCACCGCAAGCACCTACTACTTCTGGGGGTGGCCTAGGAGATATTGCTACAGCATTTAAACAAGGTGCGGTAGGGTCAACAAAAGCGTTAACAGACGTTTTTGGCGCACAAAATGCGGCGTCTGCTTCACTGGGCGCAACGTCCGAAGCACTACAAAAAGAATACTCCGCAACGCGACAAGCCGAATTACAAGCGCAAGCAGCCCGCATGAAAGCGGCAGAAGCTTCTGGCAGTACGTTGGAAGAAATCAAAGCGGGCGCGCAAAACATAGTAGAAGCCCCCCTACAAGCCGTTGCCCAAGGGCTCGGCTCACTTGTACCCTATGTCCCCACGATGTTCTTTGCCCCTCTGGCGGGAGCGTTGCGGCTTGCTAGGCCCACAGTGGCGGCGCTTGAAGCAAT